AAAAGTTCCCCCGAAGTTGCTGTTAGAAGCAGACATTGGGTAGCTCCAGTGGAGTCAAGGTTGGGGAGGCGCCCCACAGGGGCTAGATGCCGGCCTCTGCCCGCAGTAGGCGGGCCTTGTCTGGGTCAGTGGTGAGCATCACCATTTGCTCGGTGAGGTTCCAGCTGTCCTTAAGCCAAGGGTTGGTTTGGCCGGGGAGAGAGGTGGCGCGGGCACTACCCGTGACACCCATGCCAGCGCGGTTAGTTGCTGCGAAATGATGCTCGTAACCGCTGCCAGGGTTCTTCAAGTTGGCGATGTATTCACCAACTGGAACTTCGACGCCGCCGACAACAGCCACAGGCTGTCCATCTTTGGCACGTAAGTTCTCCTGCAATAGACGATACAGCTGATCGGGCGCTAATGCACCAGCCTGGGAGAGTTGGGCAATGGCGGCAGATTTGACTTGTTCTTGAGTAAAACCTTGGCGGATTTGTTCCACCTCGGATTCTTTTGCCGCTAACTGTTGCTTGAGTTCGGCAACAGTGTTCTGCGCCTCTTCCCAGAGCGTTTTGTACTCGCCGGATTCGGCAAGCTTGGCGGTCTTGGCTTGTTCTTGTGCCAGGCGGACTTCCTCCAGTTGTTTCTGGAGGGTTTCGCGGTTTTCGCGGTCCTTGCGGCGCTCAGCGATTAATTCTTGGTTTTTCGCACGAAGCGCTTCGAGTTGGGCGGCCAGATCCAGGCTTTCAGCCACAGGCTGAGGTGCACCAGTCTCCACAGGAGTTACTGGAGCTTGCTGTTCTTCGGGCACGATGATGTATTACTTGGACAGATGTACTTTAGCAGTTAAGACTCGGTGGATTCTTCGGGTGAGTCGGGCTCTTCCACGGTTTCGGCTGGTTCGGCTACTTCAATAGCGGAACGACCGGCGGCTTCCATTTCGTCTTCGATGTTGATGTTGTCGGGGAGGACTTCGCCGCGACGCAGGATCTCCAACAGCATCGCGTCGCTGATCTTGCCCATCTGGTTGAGTTGGGCCAGCACGGACACGTCTTGGCCGATCAGGCGGTAGTAGTCGAAGTCGCGGTCAATCGTGATTTCGGGGGCTTCAATTCCGACGTATTGGGCAGCAAAGGCGAAGGCTTGGTTGAGGGCGCTTTCCAGTTCTTGGCTGATGATCGAGAGGACGCTGTTGCCTTGGGCTTGGTCGATGCGCTTGGCCTCGGCAGATTCGGCGACGAACTTCTGGCCGAAAAGCTTTGTGACGCCCAGCGTGGACATTTGCTGCTCCAGCGACTGGAGTTCGGCCATTTGCGCGTCGAAGCTGGTGGCGTCGGCTTGGACGTAGTACGCCTTGTTGCCCGGTTGCATGGCGATGGCGTAGTTGACGCCCATCGTTGCCGAACCAGTGGTGTCGTCCCAGCCCTCTAGGACGAGGGTGGGCATGGCAGCGATGTGGAGGGCGTGGATGAGGTCGGCTTGGCGTTGATAGTGGGTGATGTTGAGGTTGGCAATGTCCAGTAGGGGTGGCTGGGAGATCAGGGCGCCACGGCGGTTGCTGTAGATGGGGACCAGGGGGATTTCGTCGAGGCTGTAGCCGCCGGTTTCGGTGAGTTCGACGGTTTCGGTGCTGCGTCCCAGTGTGTAGAGGTCGTAGCGGCCTGGGTAGATGACGCGCATTTCCTCGACTTGTTCTTCGCCGAATTCGTTCAGGGGGCGAACGTCGTAGTCGTGGATGCGAACCTGCAGGAGGCGGTTGGTGACGGATTCCTTGCGCCAGCCCCAGATTTGGGGGGCGTCAATGTGGACGAAGTAGGGGCGGCGGCCTTGGGCGCGTTCCTCAGCAAGATTTCGCGCTCCCATTGCTGCGGGATAGTCCACCAAGATTGCGCTGTGGCCATAGGTCAGGCTGCTTACCAGCGCACGGCGGGCGTATTCGTTGATGTTGGAGCCGATGCCGTCGATGTTCTGGGCAAGCTCCAGCCAGTAGGGGTCGCCCTCGATGTGGATGGGTTTGCGGAGGATGGCGCCAGCGGCGGTCTCGATTAGGCGGCTGGTGTAGGGGCTGAGGACGCTGCGGTCTACGCGGGTTTGGTAGGCGTCGTCGTCTTCACGTGGTTCTTGGGGGAGATACGTCTCGCACATATCTCGCAGGTAGCTCGTGCCGTTGGTGACGGCAGCCATGACGCTCCAGTCCGTCATCATGGCGATTACGTCCAGGCTGCGGACGAACGGGGATTCGCTGACTACAGCTCCAGTTGGGGGGATGTTGGCGCTGTAGACCACGGCTTGACTCCTACTTTGTACTTATTTTGGCAGAGCCTTACCACTTGGTTTTGTTTGCCCAGTACGCAGCAGACATTTTGCCTTTGGCAATGTTGGATGCGTGGCGGGCTTTGAAGGCTTCGCGGCGGGCTTTTGCTGCCGCAGATTCACCTTCTTTCTTGGGTGATCCAGAGACTCCTTGTTGGCCGAAACGGATAAGTTTTACTTGGTCGCCTTCCTTTGCAAGGACGGCGTGGGATTTGTTGGGGTGGTTCGGGGTGCGTTTGGGTTTGTTGTAGCCCGAGAACTTCTCGCCGCGATATTCAATCATCGTCGTCTTCCTCGTCGTCTGGATCGGAGATTGGCACCAGCACTTCGATGCCTTGGGCGAGCATGGAGACAAAACCGCCAAGGATTTCGGGGTTTTGGGGTGATTTGAAGACAAATGTGGCGTGGGTGAGGCCGTCTTCAGCATCAATTTCGATGTGAACACAGCCCCCATTCACTGTTTGGATGGCCATTAGCGGCTGATTTCCTCCCAGTCCATAGATGCGTGAACGTTAGATGTGGCGACGCTAGCGCTGACAACCAAACTAAGCTCGTATGCCGTGCTGGTAAGACTGTTGCGCTCCAGTTGGAATTTGAATAGGGCTTCTTTGAGAATGTCGATGGAGGCCGTGCTTTGGTTGGTGGAACTGAAATAACCCTCAGCCAAAATGCGACCTCCGCTGGTAGCTGTGCCAGTGAGGTTGTATTCAACGGAGGAGCTGGTTCCTGCGCTGGTCCAAGTTCCGCCAGTTGTGGTGGTGTTGGCCATGACGCGCCAGTTGTAGTTGGTGTTGGCGCTAGCTCCAAGGATTGAGATTGCCGTGAGGATGACGATTGCGTCGAGGTAAGCAGATTTGAGGCGTAAGGAAATAATTGGGTAGTAGGTACCTGCAATAGTTAGGGCGTAAGGAGTAGTAATGTCGGTGCCGATTGCTTGTTGCAGGCCGCGTAGTTCGTAACCACCTTCGGAAATAACTGTTGAACAAACTTGCTTTAGGGTGCTGCTGCTTGCAGTGGTAGCAGTGTTTGTTATTTCGTAGCGGAGTGGAAGTGAGGCGGTTGTGATATAGGTTCCTGTGATGATATTGGCGTGGTGGAAGGAGTGGCAGTGGATAAATTTACCGTTAATGACGAAACCTAGGCGGACGGTGCCGAGTCCCAGCCACTCGATGTCCATCCATAAAATTTGGGATTTTGTTACATCAAGTGTGAGGTTGGATGGGCCGGTGCCGTCCAGGGGGTCGATGTTCCAGTTGGCCTTTGAAACGCGGGTTTCGACGAGGGAGCCAGTGGAATAGCTGCGTTCGACAAAATTGAGGTCGTTGTTGGCAAGTTCTAGGTACATGCCGTTGTTGGCGCCGTAGTAACCCACGCGCTGGCGGAGGCCGGTCTTGGCGGCGGCAAATGTAAATGTGGACATAACCAGCAAGGATTTTCCCGGCTGGTACGAAAAACACTTGGTGGTCTCGCGGATGACCTCGGAACCGGAGGCTGTGGTTACAGCGAGGTTGACGAGGCCGGCATTAGCGTCAAATGTTGCGGAGCCTCCACTTGCTGTAGAGGTTGCCCATAGGCCGTTGTCGTGATACCGGTGGCTGGAATCAAAAAGTGTTAATGGTGCAGATGTGCGGATGCGTCCAAAGGCGTCGGTTGTTCCAGCAACAGCAGAGATGCTGCCTGCGCCGCCGGTCGCGCCAAAGCCGTAAGAAGTGGTGATAGAAGAATTGTGTAGTAGGTAAGACATGAGGGAGCTTATTTTTTGCGTTTTTTGGCGGTTTTGGCGGCTGCTTTGAAGGCAGCGGCGGTGGGGGCACCCTTAGTGCCAGGCTTGCGCATCTTTTCGCCGCTTCCGGCGGCGATGCGCTTGCGTTTGGCGGCGATATTTGCGTAAAGACCCGGTTTTTTGGCGGCCATGATTACTTTTTGCGCTTTTTGGCGGGTTTTTTGGTCATTCCAGCCTCGGACATTGCAATAGCAATGGCCTGTTTGCGGGATTTCACCACGGGGCCTTTCTTGCTGCCCGAGTGCAGTTCGCCTTTGCCATACTCACGCATGACTTTGGAGATCTTTTTCTGGGCGGCGGTCTTCTTTTTCGCGGCCATTACGCTCCAGTGGGGTATTACCACACACGATAGTTGGTCTTGCCGAGGTTCTCTGGTTTGGCAAGGTTGAAGGTTTGGAGGCAGAGGTAGCCCAAGGCGTCGAAAGCGTGGTCTACGCCAAGGTTTTTGTTGGGAAGGCCGGTGCCGGGGGCATAGGTCAACGTGCGGAGGGACTTAATTAGTTCCTTGCAGCGTGGGTGGATGAAGAGGCGGCGGGTTCCAGAGGCGTCCAAAAGGGCGGTGTTGACGCAGGTGATCTTGTCGCGGATCTTCCAAGGGTTGCGGGGGCTGGATACCGTGAAGCCAGACTTGCGCAGGATGTTGTGGTCGGTCGCTCCAACGCCGCTGGTTTTGCGGGCGCCGCCCGTGGGGTCGGGGCAGGCGATGATGCGGCGCTCCACGCCGT